AATCTCTGTATCCGCAAAGGTATTTTGCATGGATCACCCAGGGGCGAATGGTTCCATCCGTACGAATTGCCTCTGGGAGAGGTTCAATGTGAGCATAGATATTTTTCTGCTTAGAGCAATAGCCTTCATTGAAGTACTGCCCAGATTCGTCTTTAGTTGTCCACCAGTGCCAGCCGGTCATTTGAACCACGCCAACATATTTATCCGGGTTATTTTGTTCGTAGCTTGCAGTAATACCTTTGATGGCCGTAATTTGCGGTTCTGTCCCGTTCATCACCCAGTTAACCGTAGTAACGGCAAAGAGCGGGTTGCCCGCGAAATCATCTTTCCCGGCAGCTGTATCGGTAGATGGGACGCATTCCATTTTGGCCAGGTCTCCCAGCTTCGTTCCCTGGGGGACGCCAGATACATCCGGGTGATAAAACTGTACATGGCCGTCCCAGTCCGGCCGGGTGATGGTATACCATCTATCCATCAGCGTGGTCAGCTCTGATGGAGAAGCAGTTTCTGCTCCATTTTGAAGGAACCAGGCTTTCTGTACTGCTTCGTACTTTGCTTTTGTGCCGTCCAAAAGACTAGGAATGTAGTTATCCAGAGTCCCGCTGTCCTTCCACAGGCTTTGGGCGATTTTCCCGACAGAAGATGCTAGGCTCTCAAGTACTGCAATTTGCTTTTCTTGGCCTGCCTTGGTTGGCACTTTCTGGGCATCGGTTAATGTAGTTGTTGACATTTATTCTTCCACCTCCACATAGATTCTTTCACAAAGGTCTCCGTCGCTGTCCAGATAATAGACAGGTCGGTTGATTTCTTCCAGATGTGCCAGCGCCGATGCCGCCGACGTCGCGGCCGCACTTGCCGACGTTGCCGCCGCACTCTTGCTTGCCGCCGCATTGCTTTCACTGGTTTTTGCGTTCGTTTCGCTGGTTTTCGCCGCCGTCTGGCTCGCTTTTGCGGCGTCCCTTGCGGCGATTGCTTCGTCAGCAATCTTGCGGGCGTTGTCCGTTTCGATGTACTTCGTTCCATCCCAGAGATACCATTTTCCCGTATCCTCTGCGATGTACATGGCCGATAAATCGCCCGTAGCAGGCAGTGCGTCCTTATTGGCTACATAGATTCTGGAGCCATTGATGTTGTCCCGCAAGTCTTCCAGGTTGTTGTTGATGTAGTCCAATACGCCGTCATTTGTCGCATTGACTAGAGGAGACTCTTTAGAGTAAGTCCCCTGCTGAACTACATTTCCTTTGTCATCAAGAATGGTAGGATGTTGAAATATTGTCCTTTTCATGTTAATCCTCCAGTGTATAGTTGTTTGTCCCGCCGTCCGTCACGAGGAACATGGCATATCCTCTGCCGATCTTACTTTCCCCGGATTGATATTTGTACGATGGAATTGTCAGCCTGCTTAGATGTGCCCAACACATAGCGGCATCATTTTTGTGGGAATTGATATAATTTACATTATCCTGCATTTCGTTGTTGCCGCCTCCTGTATTAGTGTTTCGAACTTGTCCTTTCCAGATTGCTCTAACCTTGACGGAAGTTACTCCTTGTTCAAATTTGGCAGACAAGGTGGTATTGATGCTGTTTGTAGTGTCATTCGTGGAAGACGTACTCCATACCGTTTGTACGGTTTTCCCCCCAACAATCAGTTGCAAACCAATTTGATGCCAACCATCTACTGCGTGGTAACGGGAGTCTTTTTTGTGATACAAGCCTGTCCCATTCCAAGACATCGCATCATCATTTGCGTTGTACACAAACTGTACGGACGCTTCAAAGCTTGTCGCGCTGTTTGGAATTGACAAATCCAATACATCCTGCCAAAAATCCATCAGGACCATGTATCCATCCACGCTGACCTCGGTGTATCCGAAATCTTCCGTGCTTGTCCATGATTTAGCAATATTGGCTTTAACCAGCGAATATGCACCGCTCTCCAGTTTTAAATAATTATTTACCCTAAAGCCATTAGCAGACACTTCTGTGGGTTCGCATACAATATACGTATTAACATTGTCGTATCCCATTGCGTTGGTCTGGATGCTCATAGGCACTGTCATTACCGATGGCGGCATACTCCAAGGGGCTGCGAATTTAACATACTGACCATCATACGCCTTACCGATTATCATTTTTCTGACGGAGGCATATTCGATTCCGCTGGAATCGACATATTTGATTCCGTCACCGTCAAATTTTGTATATCCGCCATCAGAGCCAGTCAGTTTCAGTCCTGTGTCATCGAGATTTACTTGACCTGCCGCAATCGTCAGTTTGTCTGTCAAAGCGATGGTCTGGGCCGCCAATTTGTCAGCACTCACGGCTCCCGCTTGAATCATTCCATTAGCAATGACATTATTGTCAAATACCGTATCCCCTGTCACGTGGATGAATTTCCCGTCCAGGGTGATTGTTTCCGGGCAAAGGTTGATTTGGCTGATTGCCTTGTCTTTTTCCACTCGCAGGTTAATGGCATCATCCAATTGCGTCAGAGCTGTGTAATTCTTATAACCATCTTTAGAGGAAAGATTGTTGTTTACAATCCTTACAGCCGCTTCTGCACTAACTCCAGAGTCAAGTTGTGCTTTAACGGCTTTGTCCACCTTGTCTAAGCTGACTGCTTCTGCATCAAGGTGGGACTGGTCAACGTGGAGCTTGATGGTAATAGAACTTGTAGCCGATTCATCGCCCTCACCGAACAGGTCGTAGTAGGAAGCCGTTACATTGTAAATCCCTTCCTTACAGTTATACGCCATTGTTCTGTTCAACGTCTTGATGATGTCCGCATTATTAACTCTAAACACACACCCCAGAGAGCCTTCCGGCACCTTCGGTACACCTGCTTGGAAGCCCGTCATGTTAGATACAAGCACTGGTGGTGTCGGTGTCTTTGGCTTTGGTTTATTGTATTCCAGCTTTGCGGGATAGCTGTATTTCCCCAATGCGTTGACAGCAAAAAGGTACAGCGTTCCTTGTCTGGATGTAAGTGGAAGGTCTGCCGAAAGTCCTGTAGTACGGATTAAAGTGTCGTTTGTTCCGTCCCCTTTCTTGACCTCATAATACATGATGTCGGTATTGGTGACTTCATTCCATGTTGCCGTTGCTTTATCGGTAAAGGCAATGCTGAATCCATCTGGCGTATTGGGAAGGTCAGTTTTCATCATGACCTTAATCTTCGTTTGCGGCGACGTATCGGGGTCGCCAATTGTCCCCCACCTGTCAACCGACACCGCTGCAATCTTGTAGGTGTCCCCAACATTGGCTTGGGGAATGGTGACTTCATCATATCCCTGTCCGGCATATTTCCAACTTCCCTGGAATCCTAATTCCTCGGTAGATATGCCTTCCTTCACAACGATGGAATCAATCTGGTCATGGTCCGTCTTATACCATACCTGAGCTTGTGAATAAGAAGGTCCGCCTGGTACAGTCCATTTAACCACAATGTCATATCGGCTCTTTCCGTCGTTTTGGGTTCTATAACGATTGTACGCATAGGGGTTTTGTACAGGAGGAGCTTCCGTCACGGCTGGGTCAATGGGGCCATAAGTGCTGCCAGATGACTTTTTCCCACCATATAAAGAGATAACTTTGATGTAATAACTCTTACCAAACTCTGTGTCTATTGTAACACTTTTGTACGGGTAAAAGTTCCGAACTGTTGTATATGTTTCACCGTCAGTGCTTAATTGAATCTCATATTTACAGTCTGTCGCTCCATGAGGAAGTTCCCAAGAAGCGTATAGTTTACAGATTTTTACATCGTTCTCGATATAAGCCATCTGCTTGCCAGTAAGAGAAATGACGTTCTGGAGATTCACTGCATCCATCGAATAATCAATAGCCGGGATATCGTAATTCTCGTTGAATACATTTTCGTTATATTCCAGGCATTCAATCTTCCGCGTCAGGTCTTGTGCCCGGGTAATGCTCTTGACCACAAAAGGTTTAGATCCTTTGTCAACGTAAGAGATGTCGAATACATCGTTGACTTGAGGAATATCATTATCCCAGCTTGCCACGGAACAGGTGGTCCATCCATTTTCGCTGGACTGGATTGTGATGTTCTTCTCGTGCAAGACATCATCCTGTGTCCGGTACATGATTTTATACTGCTTGGTCAGGTCCTCTACTTCGCACGGGAGCTTTAACGTCGTTCCATCGATGGACTCAATCCTTCCAGAGTAGGCCCATCTGGTAACATCATGAGATACAAGGATTAAATCCCCCACCTGGCAAGCAATAGCATCCACGCTGGCTTCGAAAGATACCGTCCTTACAAGATACCGGTTACAGGCCAGCAAATATTTGGCTGTCCTGAAAGCCTGTTCATAGCTTGTAATCCCATCGTAAGTCACTGATGTAGTCTTTTGGATAGCGTCATCGCTATCATAATTATCACCATACACCATTACAGTAGTACGGTTATAGTCATTGTCAGCATCCGTGAAAGTCAATTCGATGGCATTAGCTCTGTCAGATGTTTGTAAAAAGTCCTCTTGGAATGTCCCGGAGATGATATTCCCCATCCCGAACATCTGTACGGGTTCTTTCACGGAATCAAAGATACATCCGCATTTAGTTCCGAACCACAATACATAGCCTCTCCCAATAGGAGCCATATTCGTGTTCAGCTTGTCCATCAGACGGCCTTCACTATCGTCACAATAGTTGATATACAGTTTCTTTTCTGTACAAAAATCTGCCCAGGATTTAAACTGGTCATACAGCATCAACCGTTTGTCTGCGCCTTTTACGACAAATTCGTAATTGCCGGTATGGATGTTCTTGATTCTCCGGCATTGATGGATATAATCATAACTTGCCCATGCCGGATTATTTGCAGGTTTCTCTTCATATTGTTTACTATGAGGATTGTATACCCAAACAGATTTTCGTTCAACTAAGAACGATACACTAGGAGTTCCGTTCAACTGGTCGGTTGCCAATGCCTTGATTCCGACTAACGCAACATTGGGATAAGCAAAATCATCATATACGATAGAAGTCACACCTGTCAGATAAGCCTTAACACTAGCTCTGCTGGAGTTCTCGTCATGGCTACGGTTTAATACTTTAACCATAACTTCATATTCCCCAGCTTCCAAATTATCGACTCGCCACTGTCTACGAATGGCAGAAGAGGTTGCCCCGGAGATTCTTCTATCACTCAAGAGGCTATTCCATTCGGTGGTTCCCTTCTTGCGGTATCCGCAGTAAAATTCCACCCAGGCTGTGTCGAGTCCGCCTTTATCATTTGCATAATAAAGCCCGTTGGGAAATTCGATTGAAACAATAATTCCTTGTGTCCCGTTCCCCTGGACTGATACAATCCGTTCTGTGTCTGTGAGCTTATAGTTGGATTCTTTGGTGAAATATGTATCGTTAAAATTGGGGATAATTGTCTGATCGTTTGTGCCTTCTCTTGTTTCAACGTTGACTCCAGTATAATACGAGGCGTCATTCTCATTAATCTTGATGTCAGAGATGGTGAGAGGTCCTTCTCCCACTGCAATGAGCCAATTCAGGTATTCCTTGTCCCCATCGTTATTGACGTACTTTCCAATGCTCTGTCCGGCAGTCTTTACTTTTCCGTAAATCACTGGGATGGCATTGTTCTGGCCTTCCATGACTTGAGGGCCGTTCCAGGAATAAGTAGCTGTGCTTTTTCCGTCATCGTACTTTCCCTTGTCCAGGTTGGCTCTGGGGGTGAAATGGGAAATAAGTGCCCCGCCGATAAACATTACGGCTGCCGACGCCAAATTGGATAAAAATGCTGTACCACCCAGCTTGGTGGCAAGTCCGCCAGCCCATCCGGCAGCCAGCGACAACCCGATCATAGCCACGACTGAGAATAGTCTCTTTGCCCCGCCCTTCCCAATGTATGGATACAACACAACAAAGTCGCCGTCCTGGATGACATAATCATCTTCTACGGAATGGGCATTGACGGTCGCTTTTAAGACTATCTCTCCGCCAGGCTCATATTCCTTGATTAATTGTTCAACTGTAATTCCATGGCCCATGGGCTTGATTTCCCTTCCTTGGGCCGGATTGAACGGATTCTTTACAATACATAAATTGAACATGTTATTCTCCTACATATTCGTAATATCCTTCTATGACATGTCTCCATACAGGACTTTCTGTACTCTCAATAACGACTCCCGTATTTTCCCTCGTATGGATGAACTTGCCATTCCCTATGTAAATCCCTACGTGGTTGATAAACGGTGCTGGTACGCCAAATCTGATGGCCATTAGAGAGGGGGTTGGTGGTTCTTGACCATTTTCTATCTTCTTCCAACAAGGACGGCTCAAACCGCCTCTGATTGTCTTTGTGACGGCTTCTTTGTTATGGTAGTCCTCGTCGTACTCCGGAATTCCCTTCCCGAATCTCCTGAACACCTCTTCTGCCAGGCCATAACAGTCTAATCCAGTATGATAGTCTCTCCCGCTTCCCACAAAAGGGCATCCGATCAGGTCTGTATATTTACCCACGCAGGTACACCCCTTTCTGGTCGATGCCGAGGAATCCGCCGAATCGTTTAGAATTGTTCCTAGCTCGGCAATCTGTGATGGTATGGTTGCACGTTGTCTTATCGGAAGCGCATCCACACTCAATTCCCTTATACGTAAATCTGCAATGGTCTTTCATGAACCTATAGAGAGGACGCCGAGTATTAAGCGGATAACCTGTCCCCAATTTGAATTTAATGGACTGTTCCGTAGATGTAGCGTGATTATTTGTGAACACTTCTTCCACATCAGGTTCGCCATCCATATTCTCGGTATATACGATCCGCAGGATGACTTCATATCCATTCCCGCCGTTCGTATCTTCCATGACTCCCTGCAATGCTCTTGTTGTGTTGTCTACGGTCAATTCGACTTCCGGCTCGCTCCCGGTGGAATCTTCCTTCACGGCATCTATGGAGAATGGGAAGGCTTGATAAACCTTCCCTTTCCACTTCACATCTTCATTGTTCCTGCAAATCCGGATAACATTATTGTCATCCTGGTTGTTCTTCGGCTCAATATCCAGCAGGATTAAATAGCATCCGGGAACATGGAGCTGATTCTTTGCTTCTTTGCTTACAGCAGAAATACTTAACATTTATCACACCTCTGTAATTTCGAGTGTAACATCCCAGTAATTTACCTCGGAGAGCTTTGAACTCTGATATGAACTGACATAGCAGGTGTATTTTTTGCCGCTCTGGGGATGAGTCCAGACGAATGTTTCACAGCCAAAATGAGCCACGTTGACCACCCAGTTATCGAGAATTTCGAATTTGTCATTCGGGAGCTTGCCCCAAGTGAGAGTGAATGTGCGACGGCTCTTTGTGAATTTTCGCCGTACCTGTACACTCCCATCCTCGAATTTGCTTTTAACCGTATTGTCCTCTGGGTTCTGTGTCAGCGGATAATCTGGATTTGGTAAATTTGGAAATGCAATCAAGTCGTAGCCACCCCCTTAATAATCTCTCTCATTCCATTGGTATTGCGAGTTACAGCATCAATCACAACGGAAATAATCATTCCTTTGGCATCGAATTTTACATCAGCATTGCTTGCTTTAACGTCCTGCCCGGATTTGTTGACAATCTCAACCTTCACATTCTGCGGGCCACCAGAAAGGGCTTCTCTGGTTTGCTTTGCTGTATAAACTCTGGATGGAGTCACGGCATCAATCAGCTCCGGCCCTTCTTCCCCGACAAGGGAAAGGCCATTGGCAATACCGCCATTAGCGTACTGCCCAATTCCAAATCCTGTGCCAAGGGATTTTATGGTGTATCCGCCAAAATCCATATTTCCGATCCCGATGGATTTTCCAGCAGGATTCAACATCCCGCCCAGCCAGTTGAACAACGGCTTGACCACATACATCTCCATGGCCATTTTCCAGATCATGTTGATGATGGAATTGGTAAGGTCTTCCCATGCACTTTTCATGTTCTGAGTAAGGCTCTTTGTTCCGTCAATAATTCCATCATACATATTGTCGAATCCAGTTTGAAACGAACCCGTGACGGAATTAATCATGCTGGAATAATCTATCTCATACTCGGAAAGAG